CGGGCGAGAGGGGGCCGCCCTGACGACGACGGTCCTGCCTGTACCTCGAGGAGGTTGTGGATGCCGACTCGCCCGCGTTCCCCTCGTCGTCGCCCTGGTGCTCAGGCCCGGGGCTACGACCGTGAGCATCAGCAGCGCACCGCTGATGCGATCGCCGCTGAGCCGTGGTGTCACACCCAGCCGTGCTGCCCGTTCCCTGATGCCGGCACCCGGGCCAACCCGTTGACCGGTGACCACCCGCTGACGCTCGCCCAGTGCGGCGGCGACGTCGAGGCATGGAAGGCACAGAAGCGAGTGCCGCTGTGTCGGCGGTGCAACTCGTCGAAGCAGGCCAGGACCCGGGGGGAGGGTCGAAAGTTCGGGGTCGAACGACCCCCGCAGACCCGCATTAGCCTTCTTCTCTCGCTGTCAGAAGTCCGGCCCCCGCGTACCCTGACCTGGGGTTTCGGTGGGTAGGGGCGGTCAGGGCCGTCCGGCGAAGCCGACCTCGTTGAAGCTCGTCGCTGGCGAGCGGAAGGACCGGATCAACGACCGGGAGCCGGTGCCGGCTGATGCTGCGATCGAGCCGCCGGCGTGGCTGGATCCTTCGGCGCTCGAGGTGTGGGCCCGGTACGCGCCGGACCTGGTGGCCACCGGGGTGCTGACGGCGTGGGATGTGCAGGCGTTCGCCGAGTGGTGCGATGCGGCGTCGACGGTGGCGTTCGCTGCGGAGCAGCTGGCGACCGAGGGGCACATCGTCGAGCAGGACGTGTTCGACCGGAACGGCAAGCCGACCGGCAAGAGGCTGGTCACAAACCCCTGGTGGTACATCCAGCAGCGGGCGCTGGAGGTGACGCAGAAGCGGGCGGCGCGGTTCGGGCTGACGCCGGCGGAGCGGTCGGGGATCGCTGTGGACCGTGGAGGTGTCGGTGGCGGCGAAGACCCCGAGTCGTACCTCGGCTGACAAGCGGTCGCCGTCGAAGCCTGGTGCGACCCGGCGGGCGGGTGCGTCGAAGGCCACGGCGGTGAAGAAGGCTCCGGCGAGGAAGGCGCCGGCGACCAAGCGCACGTCGTCGAGGAAGCGGCCACCGGATCCGGCGAAGCGGTGGCGGCCGGCTGACCGATCCGGTCAGGTGTGCGGGTTCTCGTTCGGCGACAAGGTGTGCCGCAAGCGTGGCGCCCACTACTGCGAGCCTCGGGCCGACAAGGTCGTGGGGTTCTGCCGGGTGGTGCTGCGTCACACGACGGGCCCGTTCGCTCGGCGGCCGTTCGTGCTCGAGCCGTGGCAGGAGTTCGAGATCATCCGCCCGTTGTTCGGCGAGGTGATCTGGTCGAAGGAGTGGGGCCGGTACGTCCGCCGCTACCGGGTGGCGTACATCGTCATGGCCCGCAAGAACGGCAAGTCGGCGTTGGCCGCGGCGATCGTGCTGTACCTGCTCGTCGGCGACGGCGAGGAAGCCGCCGAGGTGTACGGGGCGGCGAAGAACACCCGCCAGGCCGGGAAGGTGTACCAGCCGGTGAAGCGCATGGTGCAGCTGTCGCCGGCGCTGTCGAAGCGGTTGAAGGAGAACAAGGCGTCCCGCCGGATCTACGACGAGTCGAGGGGCTCGTTCTACGAGGTGATCCCGGCCGACGCGGTCGGCGAGCTCGGCCACAACCCGCACGGGTTCGTGCTCGACGAGGTGCTCTCCCAACCGAACCGGGACCTGTGGGACACGATGCGCACGGCGCTCGGTGCCCGCGTGCAGGCCCTGGTGGTGGCCATCACGACCGAGACCAACGAGCCCGACAGCTTCGGCGCCGAGCTGATCGACGAGGCCGAGCGGATCCAGGAGGATCCGGCCCGTTCCCCGCACTCGTTCTCGTGGGTGCGCAAGACCCCGAAGGACGTCGACCCGTTCGTCCAGAAGAACTGGTACCACGCGAACCCGGCACTCGGGCGGTTCAAGTCGCTCGAGGAGATGAAGAAGATGGCCCTCGAGGCCCGCAACGACCCGGCGGCCAAGGCGGCGTTCCTGCAGCTGCAGCTGAACATCCGCCAGTCGGTGGTGACCAGGTGGCTGAACATGCCGCTGTGGGACGCGGGTGCGACCACGGTGGTCGAGGAGGAGCTCGTCGGACGCACGTGCTTCGCCGGTCTGGACCTGGCGTCGACGACCGACCTCGCTGCGTGGGTGCTTCGGTTCCCCGCTGAGGACGGCCAGCCGGCTGCGGTGCTGTGGCGGTTCTGGACCCCAGAGGCGCAGCTGCGCAAGCTCGACCAGGCCACTGCCGGGCAGGCGAAGTTGTGGGTGGCTGCCGGGCTGATGGTCGCCACCGAGGGCGACTGGATCGACTACTCGGGCGACGACACCAACGAGGGCAGGTCCGGGTCGGGGCTGGCGATCCACCCGACGATCGCCGCTGACGCCGGCCGGTTCCGGATCGTGAAGGTCGGCTACGACCAGGCGCAGGCCACAGCGACGGCCCAGTTCATGCAGGGCCTCGGCCTCGACATCACGCCGGTGCCGCAGGGCTACGGGGTGTCGGCGGCGCTCCAGGAGATCCACCGGCTGGTGAAGCACGACGCCGATGCGGCGAAGAAGGGCGAGCCGGTCCTGCTTGGCCATGGCGGCCATCCGGTCGCCCGCTGGAACGTCGACTCCGCCGAGGTGCGACGGGATGACGGCGAACGAATCAAGTTGGTGAAGCCCGACCGGGACAAGTCCCGCAAGCGCATCGATGGCCTCGCAGGCCTGGCCAACGCGGTGAAGGTCGAGCTCGACTATCAGGCCGAGGGGCCGGGGGTGGTGAACCTGTGGTGAAGCTCCTGAACCGGGCCCGTGCCCGGGCCCTTCGCATCCTGGTCGCCGTCGCCGAGCTGGCCATGGTGCCGGTGGCGTTCCTGTGGTCGAAGCGGGCGCAGCTGATCGAGCTGGCCGGCCTGGGGTGCCTGGTGGTGTTCGCCGGGTCGTTCGGTTCCCGGTGGGCGTTCCTGATCGCCGGGGTCTACCTGGTGGCCCGTGCCGGCGTGATCGAGGCCCGGTCGATGGTGGCTGCGAGGTCGAAGCAGTGACCTTGCTGGGCGGCCTGTTCCGTCGTTCGTTCGAGGATCCGTCGATGCCGCTGTCGGACCACTCGCTCGCCGAGTGGCTGACCGGCGCCCGTTCCGATGCGGGCGTGGCCGTCACCGAGAAGCGGGTGCTCGGGCTGCCCGCCTACTACCGGGCGCTGGTGGTCACCGCCGGCACCGTCGCCGGCCTGCCGCTCCATCAGCACGAACGGGCCGGCGGCCGGGTGCAGACCCCGTGGGTGATGGACGCCCCGAACCCCCGCCAGACGCCCATCGAGTACAAGATGACCACCCTGCTGCACGGCCTGGCGTGGGGCAACGGGATCTCCCGCAAGGTGCGCGACGGGTCGGGCATAGTCCGCGAGGTGTGGCCGATCCACCCCTCGGCGGTGCAGATCCACCAGGAGGAACCGACCGCAGAGGACCCGGCCGGGAAGGTGTTCGAGATCCGGCTGAAGTCCGGCGAGCAGATCCGCCGGCGCAGCTGGGACATCCTCCACACCCCGTTCGTGTCGTTCGATGGGCTCAGCGGAGTGCGGCCGCTGGAGCTGTTCCGTCAGTCGCTCGGCCTGGCGATCGCCGGCGACGACTCGACCGCCAAGTTCATGGCCAACGGATCCCGGCTGTCGGGCATCCTGTCGTCGGACAAGAACCTCGATCAGCCCGCCGCCGACCGGCTCAAGGCCCGGTGGAAGCAGCTCACCGGCGGCGTGCAGAACGCCGGCGAGATCGCCGTGCTCGACAACGGAGCGACGTTCACCCCGGTGTCGATCCCGCCGGCGGACGCTCAGCTGCTGCAGTCCCGCCAGTGGATGGTCACCGAGATCGCCCGCATGGTCGGCACGCCACCCCACCTGATCGGCGACGTGTCCGGCTCGACCAGCTGGGGGACCGGCATCGAGCAGCAGGTGCTCGGCTGGGTGAAGTTCACCCTGCAGATGTGGATCACCTCGATGGAGCAGCGGTGGGCCGCTGAGCTGCTCCCTCCGTCCCGGTACGTGAAGCACTCGCTCGAGGGTCTGCTGCGAGGCGACTCCGCTGCCCGGGCAGCGTTCTACCACCAGGCCATCACCGACGGCTGGATGACCCGCAACGAGGTCCGCCAGCTCGAGGACCGCGACCCGGGACCGGACTCGCTCGACGAGTACCTGGCCCCCTCGAACATGACCCTGATCTCCGTGGACGGCCAGATCGTCCCGCTCTCCTCCGACGGCGTCGCCGCCGCCGGAACCGCCTGACCGCCGGGAGGCACCGATGAACCACGACATCCGCGACTCCGTGCTGCGAGCCATGGACCCGGCCGGCCGGCTCCTGCGCACCGCCCGGATCGATCACCGTTCGATCACCCGTGACGAGAGCGGTCGCATCGGGTTCAAGGGCGAGGCCATCGTCTTCAACTCGCCGACCTGGATCGGGTCGAAGCGTTGGGGGTTCTGGGAGCAGATCGCCCCCCAGGCCGTCACCAAGACCCTCGCCGAGGCGGACGTCCGGTTCGTGCAGAACCACGACCCGAACCTGCTCCTGGCTCGCACGTCCGCCGGGTCGCTGCGGCTGGCCGCATCCGAGGCCGCCCTGGCGGTCGACGCCGACATGGCGCCCGTGTCCTACGCCGAGGACGCGGCCGTGCTTCTCGAGGGCGGTGAGCTCAAGGAGATGTCGTTCGCCTTCGAGCCGCTGTCGTGGGAGTTCACCGAGACCGAAGACGGCGAACGGTCGTACACGATCACCGAGCTCACCCTCTACGACGTCTCGGTCGTGACCTGGCCCGCCTACTCGGCGACGTCGGCCGGGCTGCGAGCCACGGCGTTCGACACCCTGTGCCGCGCTGCCGGCCTCGACGGTGCTGCCGAACGGCACCTGATGCGAGAGCTGACCGGCGCCCCCGACGAGGTCCTCGACGCGCTGCCCGCTCGGGCGCGTGACCTCATCACCCAGATCGCTGAGCAGTCGCCGGCCGGAACCACGGCTGCTCCCGAAGGCGGCGAACGCCGCGACGACAGCCCGCCGGCCGCCACCACGGGCGCACCCACCACCCTGCTGCAGGACCACCTGGCCCTGCGGACCAAGCTCACCAAGGAGACCATCTGATGCCCACCGCACTGCAGGACCTGATCGACCGCCGCGCCGCGGCCTTCGCCCAGGCCGAGGAGTTCGCCACCCGCCGCAACGCCGGCGAGGAGCTCGCCGCCGAGGACCAGGCCGCCTGGCTGCGGGCCCTCGACGACGTCGACGCCATGGGCGCCGAGGTCGAGAACCTCGAGCGCACCGCCCGCCTGTCGACCTCGTTCGCCGAGATCGACGAGCGCGCCCGGGCCGAGGCCGCCGGCGCCGCCGCCGGCACCCCCGCCGCCTCCGGCGACTACGAGCGGGCCTTCGAGGCGTACGTGCGCCACGGCATGGCCCGCCTCTCGGGTGAGCAGCAGGAGCTGCTCCACCGCGGGTTCGCCGAGTTCGACGACCCGCAGGCCCGTGCCCTGTCCGCGTCGATCGGCACCGCCGGCGGCTACACCGTCCCCGAGGGGTTCTGGGCCAAGGTCACCGAGACCATGAAGGCCTACGGCGGTGCCTGGAACGGCGCCGAGCTCATCACCACCACCACGGGTGCGGCGCTGCCCTGGCCGACCAACGACGACACCGGCAACGAGGGCTACATCCTCGGCGAGAACGTCGAGGCCACCAACGAGGCCGACGTCGAGTTCGGCAAGAAGACCCTCGAGGCCTTCACGTTCGTGTCGGGCCCGGCCAAGGTGTCGCTGATCCTGATGCAGGACAGCGGCGTCGACATCGAGGGCCTGGTCGCCCGCAAGATGGGCGAGCGGATCGGCCGCCG